ATGGACATCTGGTTCAAGGCAAAGGTGGACTGGGGCGAGGCGCTGGGCCTGCTGTCGGACACGGAGGCCGGGCGGTTCGCCAAGGCGCTATGGAAATACGCCGCCACGGGCGAGGCCGGCACGCTCACGGGGCGCGAGCAGATGCTCTTCGCGCTGGTGCTGGCCGACCTCAGGCGCGAGGCCGAACACCGCGAGCGCATCTCCGCCCTGCGCAGCGAGGCCGGCCGGCGCGGCGGCCGTCCCCGCGCGGAAAGCAAAACAAGCAACGGCTTATCCCCCAAAGCCGACGAAAGCAACCAAAGCGAGACAGAATCCAGAAAAGAGAAGGACAGAACCCAGACGAAAGAGCCAGAGGCGGGGTGCGCGGAGGGCGGCGGGGCCGCCTCCACGCCGGTGATCACCCTGCCGCTGAACGACGGATCGGAATGGCCGGTGGGCGCCGATCTGGCCGGCCAGTGGCGCGAGCTCTATCCCGCCGTGGACGTGGAGCAGGCGCTGCGCAGCATGCGCGGCTGGCTGCTGGCCAACCGGACCCGGCGCAAGACCGCGCGCGGGATCGAACGCTTCGCCGCGGCGTGGCTGGCGCGGGAGCAGGACCGGGGCGGCGGGGCTGGCGGCGGATTTGGCGGGGGTGTTGGTGGCGGGGGTGGTGCGGGCGGCGTTGGCGGTGCCGGGGGTGCTGGCGGAAGCGGCGGTGGGGTTGGTGCTGGGGTTGGCGGCGGTGGCGGTGCCGGAGGGGCTGGCGGAAGTGGCGGTGGGGTTGGCCGTGGCGGCGGATTTGGCGGCGGCGCGGGGTATGCGCGGGGGCCGAAACGGGTTCAGGAGCAGATGTACGGGCAGCGGACCTACGATCCGGCGGAGTTCGGGGAGCTATCGCCGGAACAGTTGGAATGGTTGAACAGGGGAGGCGGAGAGGATGAGCGTTGAGGAAGCATTGGGGCGGATGCGGTTGCTTTTGGCGCGGCGCAGCGTGGTGGCGCGGCGGCTGGCGGCGGCGGCGGACGGGCCGGGCGAGGTGCGTTCGCCGAGGCTGGACGGGATGCCGCGCGGGCACGGGACGCGGGGCGGCACGCTGGCGGTGCTGGGCCGGATGGAGGCGCTGGCGGACGAGTGCGCGGAGATCGAGGGCGAGCTGCGGGCGCTGTCGGCGCGGGTGGAAGGGCCGATTCTGGCGCTGCCGCCGGGGCCGCACCGGCTGGTGATGCGGCTGAGGTATCTGGAGTGGCGCGCGGTATCGGACGTGGCCAACGGCGCGGGGTATGAGCGGCGATACACCTACAAGCTGCTGGAGGAGGGGGAACGGCGGCTGGCGCGGGAGGAATCGGCGGCAGGCGGGAGAAAGGAAGGGGGCGCGAGGCGCGCGGAGGGGTGAAGGGGGAAAGGGGTGAAGGGGGAGCTGGGTCCCGGGAGATCTTCGTTCCGGTGAAGGGGGCGGGGATAGCCCGGGATCTATTTGTTTGGAGCGGAGGGGGAGAGGGGGTGAGGGAGCATATAGCCTGGGGAACAGGAAGGAAGGGGCGGGAGGGTGGAGGGGCGGAGAGCCGGGAAAGCGGGGAAGAGGGCGCGGAGGGTTGTGGGGGTGTGTGGGCGAGTATGCGGGAAAGCGGGGAAGGGCGCGGAAGCTGCGGGAGAGGGAGAGGGTTGCGGGAGAGGTGCGGGGGAGCATATAGCCTAGGGAATAGGAAGGAAGGGGCGGAAGGGTGGCGCGGCAGGGGTGCGGGAATGCGAGGAAGGGGTACGTGAACGGGGGAAAGGGGACGAGGGGGTGCGGAGGGATGAGGGGAAGGAGCGGGGGGATAGATAGCCTAGGAAATAGGAAGAAAGGGGCGGAAGGGAGGAGAGGCGGAGAGCCGGGAAAGCGGGAGCGGACGCGGGGAGGCACGGGCCGGAATGCGGGCAAGGGGCATGGGTTACGGCGGCTTTCGATCAGGCGGGGGAAGTAGACACAGGGGGACACTTGCGAACGTATGTTCGCGTATGATAGGATACAATCGAATCAATGCAGGAACCGACGAAGGGGCGGCTCCTGTTATTTTTGCAAGGGGGAACGGGATGACGGACAACGAGGTGGCCAGGCAGGACGAGGTACTCGCCGCGCTGACGCGCATCCTGCGCAGAGAAGCCACGGAAAGCGCGATTGTGAGCACGCGCTCGCGCGTGCCGACGTTGTGCGCGGACGGCAAGGTGCGGTATGCCGAGCGGACGGAGACGCGCGTGGTGGAGATTCCGCCCAAGATCAGCGATGTGAACCGCGCGGCCGATCTGCTGGGCAGGCGCTGCGGCCTGTGGTCCGAGCGGACGGAGGCCACCGGGCCCGACGTGCACATCGTGGACGATGTAGGCGCGGCGGGGCCGGAGGACGGCGCGGCGGCGGAATGCGGCGGGGCCGGAAAGCGGGGAGGCCGCGCGGAGGACGGCGCGGCGGCGGAGCACGGCGGGGCCGGAAAGCGGGAAGGCCGCGCGGAGGACGGCGCGGCGGAGCACGACGGAGCCGGAAAGCGGGGAAGCCGCGCGGAGGACGGCGCGGCGGCGGAGCACGGCGGGGCCGGAAAGCGGGAAGGCCGCGGCGAGGACGGTGCGGCGGTGGAGCACGGCGGGGCCGGAAAGCGGGGAAGCCGCGGCGAGGACGGCGCGGCGGAGCACGGCGGGGCCGGAAAGCGGGGAAGCCGCGCGGAGGACGGCGCGGCGGCGGAGCACGGCGGGGCCGGAAAGCGGGGAGGCCGCGCGGAGGACGGCGCGGCGGCGGAGTGCGGCGGGGCCGGAAAACGGGGAAGCCGCGGCGAGGACGGTGCGGCGGAGTGCGGCGGGGCCGGACGGTCCGCCGGCAAAGGCAAGGCGCGGCGCGCGCTGAACATCCGCCCGGCGGAAATCCATACGAAATCCATCCCGGAGAATGGCGGTGCGGTATGAGCGGGGCTCGGCTATCAAACCAAAAGAACAGGGAAAGGGACGGGCGGCGGCAGACCCTGAAGCTCAGGGCGGCCGTCTTGCGGCGCGCCCCGGGAAACGGGCATGTGTGAGGTGCGGCTGTCGGAGGTCATCGCGCCCGCATTCTATCCGGTGCACGAGGACCTGCGGCGCGGCGGTCACGCCGAATACTGGCTCAGCGGCGGGCGCGGAAGCGGGAAAAGCTCCTTCGTCAGCCTCGAGATCCTGCTGGGGCTGATGCGCGATCCGCGCGCCGGCGCCATCATCTACCGAAAGGTCGCCGATACCCTGCGCGACAGCGTCTACGCCCAGATGCTCTGGGCCCTCGACCGCCTCGGCCTCGCCGGGCAATGGCAGGCACGCCTCAGCCCCATGGAGCTGGTGCGGCGCGAAACCGGGCAGCGCATCCTCTTCCGCGGCGCCGACGATCCCCAGAAATCCAAGGGCGTCAGGCTGCGCGACGGGTATTTTCGCTACCTGTGGTTCGAGGAGCTGAGCGAGTTCGACGGCATCGACGCCATTCGCACCATCAAGGCCAGCATCCTGCGCGCCTCCGGCGAGGGCCCGCAGGCGCGCACCAGCGTGCTTTGCACCTACAATCCCCCCGTCAGCCCGTGGCACTGGGTCAACCGCGAGGCCTGCGCCCCGCCCGCCGGCCGCCTGCGGCATCACAGCGACTACCGCGACATGCCCGCCCGGTGGCTGGGCGATTCCTTCCTGGCCGAGGCGGACGCCCTGCGCGCTCAAAACCTTCGCGCGTGGCGGCACATGTACCTGGGCGAGGTGACGGGCACGGGCGGGCAGGTGTTCGAAAACGTGCGGCTGCGCCCCATCCGCCGCGAGGAATGGGAGGGCCTGCCGACCTACAGCGGCATGGACTTCGGGTTCGCCACGGACCCGGACGCCTTTGTGCGCTGCGCGTTCGACAAAAAACGGCGCGTTTTGTACGTGGTGGACGAGTTCGCCGCGCTGGGCCTGCTGATCGAACGGCTGGCCAAAGAGGTGCGCGCGCGGGCCGGAAACGACGTGATTACCTGCGACAGCGCCGAGCCGCGGAGCATCGCCGGGCTGCGTGCCTGCGGCCTGCGCGTGACCGCCGCCCGCAAGGGCCCCGACAGCGTGGGTCACGGGCTGAAATGGCTTCAGACGCTGGGCGGCATTGTGATCGACCCCGCGCGCTGCCCCCTTGCGGCGGGCGAGTTCAGCCGCTACGAATACGACCGCGACCGAAGCGGGCACGTCCTGCCGCGGTATCCCGACCATGACAACCACACCATCGACGCGGTGCGGTATGCCATGGAGAGTGTGAGCGGGATGAAAAAGGCGGTCGTGCCGAGGTAGGGGCGCATGGCTATAGCCTAGGATATAGTGGTGGCGGCGCTTCGGAGCGGAGGGCGTATAGCGTATAGCGTATAGCCTAGGATATATTGGAAGTGCTTCGGAACGGAGAGCGTACTGCATACAGCGTATAGCCTAGGATATAGGAACGGCGCTTCGGAGCGGAGGGCGTACAGCGTATAGCGTATAGCCTAGGATATAGGAGCGGCGGCGCAGGGAGCCGCGTTCGCCGCAAAGACGGCCCATGCCACAGCGAGCGGAGGGTGGGGATGGGACCCGCCCGCAAGCGAGCGGATACCAAGAAAATAAAGGGCACAGCGCGGGCGGCCCTTGAGGGGCCGAACGCGCGAACAACAGCACAGCGCGGGCGGCCCTTGAGGGGCCGCACGTGCGAACAACAGCAGAGCGCGGGCGGCCGCTCACGGCGGCCGCACGTGCGAGGAGGCAACATGTTGGTTATTGATCGGAAACTGCTGGGCCCGGACGGGATGCCGGGGCCGGAGCTGCTGGGGACGCTGCTGCGCCGTCACGCGCAGGAACGGGTCCGGCTGGATGAAATCGGCGAAATCTATGCGCGCAGGCACCGCATTACCTCGCGCAGGCGGCTGGCGGGGCTGCCCAACAACCGGCTGGCGCATGATCTGCCGGGGTACATCGCCACGATGGCGGCGGGGTACCTCGTGGGCAGCCCCGTGCGCTACGCGCCGCCCGACGGGCAGGAGGACGCCTTCGAGGCGGTGCGCAGGGCCTACGGCGAGGCGAGCGTCGAAAGCGTGGACGCGGAGCTGGCCATGGACGCCGCCGTCTACGGCAGGGCCGTCGAGCTATGCTACGCCGACGCCCTCGCCCGGCCCAGGGTCGCCCAGATGGACCCCAGAAGCAGCTTCGTGGTCTACGACGACACGGTGGAGCACGCGCCGCTCTTCGGCGTGGCGTGCCGCGATCTCATGGACGAACAGCTGCGGCGGCGCGGCGAGCGGATCTCGGTGTACGGGCCGCACATCATCCGCCATTTCGAGCGCGTCGGGTCCGAAACCCCGCGCGAGGTCGGCCGTCAGGCGCATTACTTCGGCGGCGTGCCCATGGTCGAATACTGGAACAACGCCCGCGAACAGGGCGATTTCGAGCCGGTCATGGGCCTGATCGACGCCTACGACGCGCTCCAGAGCGACCGCGTCAACGACAAGCAGCAGTTCACCGACGCGGTGTTCGTGCTCAAGGGCGTGGGCGCGCTGGGCATCGACGACACCGAGGAGGTGGCGGACGCCGGCGACGGCCTGGAGGCGGTCCCGCCCGCGGTCAAGGCCGCCGAGGACCCCAGCGTGCGCCTGCGCCGGACCCGGACGCTGTTCCTGCCCGGCGACGGCGCCGACGCGCAGTTCGTGACCAAGCCCGACGCGGAAAGCGGGAACGAGCTGCTCCGCCTGAGCCTCAAAAGCGACATCCACAAGCTATGCATGGTGCCGGACCTGACGGACGAGCAGTTCGCCGGGAACGTGAGCGGCGTGGCCATGCGCTTCAAGCTCCTGGGGCTGGAGCAGCTGACGCGGATCAAGGAGCGGTGGTTCCGGGAGGGGCTGCGGGCGCGGCTTCGGCTGTTCTGCGCGTTTCTTTCGCTGCGCGGCGAGCCGGAGGTGGACGCGGGGCGCGTGCAGATCGTATTCACGCGGGCCTTGCCGGTCAATGAGCTGGAGATCGCCCAGACGGTGAGCACGTACCGGGGATTGGTGCCGGATCGGCTGCTGCTGACCCAGGTGCCGTTTGTGGAGGACGCGCGGGCCGTGCTGGGGGAGGAGGCGCAGGAGGAATGAGTGGGGTGCAGGGGGATCCCCGGTTGCTCAATCATTCGCGCTTCCCTGCCGGTCGCGCTCATGGTTTCGCTGCCCCGCTTCGGGTCGCTTTGGGCCTTCGGCCCAACAGCCCACAGGGCTGACGCTTCCCTGCGCGCCTGCCGGGGTTTGGGGCAGCGCCCCAAACTCCTGTGCCGCAGCACAAAACGCGAGCGTTTCGAGTGGCCGAAGGTCACAAGAAACGCGGGTCGCTTCTATTAGATGGGGAGCGGGGGGACGCCCGGTGCGCAACGCGCGAGGCGGCGCAAGCCGCCGGGGCGCGGACGGCGTGACGGCGGCAGCGGAGTGCGAACGGCGGGGCGAGCCGGGACATCGTAGCGCGAACACTGGGACGGAGTGCGAGGCTTTGGCGTGAGTGGCGTGACGGGGGCGGCGGAGTGCGGACGGCGGGACGAGCCGGGATGTCGTGGCGCGAACGCTGGGACAGAGTGCGAGGCTTTGGCGCGGACGGCGTAACGGCGGCAGCGGAGTGCGGGCGGCGGGACAGGCCGCTTCTCCACATCTGAAAACCATCCATATACCCTAGGGTATAAGCAGCCGCGGGGTCGGGAGGCGCGGCGGGGGGACAAGGGCTGGCGCGGCTGCGCGTGATGCGCGGCGCGCCCGGCGGGGCCGCGTGCGGCTGCTTATATCCTAGGATATAAAAAACCATTTGAAAAACGCGGAGCCTGCGTGCGGACGGCTCTATATCCTAGGATATACGAGGGCGCGCACGCCTCCGCATCAGCCGACGGGCGTAAAACGGAAGGAGGACCTTTTCATGGAACAGACAGTCAATCCAGGCACGGAGGCACGCGCGGAGGGCGCGGCCACGCTGACCCAGGCGGACCTGGACCGGGTGGTGCAGCAGACCATTGCGCGGGAGCGCAGGCGCGCCGAGGCGGCGCTGGAGGCGGCGCGGGCCGAGGCCGGGCGCGCCGAGCGCGAACGCCTTGAAGCCGGGATGGCCCAGCGCGAGCGGGACGTGGCGCGGCGCGAGCTGGCGGCGCATGCGCGCGAGGCGTTGGCCGCGCGCGGGCTGCCGGGCGAGCTGGCGGGCGTGCTGGACTACTCCGGCCAGGAGGCGCTGGACGCGAGCCTCGACAGCGCGGAGCGGGCCTTTCGCGCCGCCGTGCAGCGCGGCATGGAGCAGCGCCTGCGCGGCGAGCCGCCCCGCACCGGCACCTCCGACCCCGGCGCGGCCTTTCTGGCCCGCGTGCGCGCGGCGGCGGGGCTGGAGAAGTGACGGAGGGACGGCGGGGCCGTGAGGGACGCGGCGGGGCGGCGCGAGTGCGGCGCGCGTATGCAGCGCGGGCGGCGGTTGTGCGGCTGTGCGACGCGGGCGGCGCCTGTGAGGCGGGGGTGCTTTGCATTTTCCCGTCGTGGAGGGTGCTGCGTGTATACAGCGCGGGCGGCGGTTGTGCGGCTGTGCGGGCGCGCACGTGTGCGGCGCGGGTATCATCCCCGTCATCCCTCGAAGAGGCCGTCGAGCCTCGGTTAGCCTATATCCTAGGATAGACAGCATCTGCAATATAGCCTAGGGTATACGGCGCGCAATCCGATATCCCAGGTTATACGATCATAAACGCAAGGAGGAAATCATCCACATGCCCAACAGCATTGCATTGTTCAAAAACTATGTGCCCATCCTCGACGAGGTCTACCGCGAGGCGTCGCGCACCGCCGTGCTCGACGGCGCGCCGGAGCTGGCTCGTGCCGGGGCCAACGCGGGCGAGCTGATCATCCCCAAGATGACCATGGACGGTCTGGCCGACTATGCCCGCGCGAGCGGCTACGTCGACGGCAACGTGACCCTGACCAACGAAACCGTCCTGTGCAACTTCGACCGCGGCCGCATGTTCACCGTGGACGCGCTCGACGACGCGGAAACCGCCGGGATCGCCTTCGGGCGGCTGGCGAGCGAGTTCATCCGCACGCGCGTCGTGCCGGAGCTGGACGCCTTCCGTTTCGCCTGCTACGCCGCGGTTTCCGGCATCGGCTCGGCCAGCGGCAACCTGGCCGACGGCGCGTCCGTCGTCTCCGCCCTGCGCGCCGCCGCCAGCGCCATGGACGAGGCCGAAGTCCCCATGGAGGGCCGCTTCCTCTTCATCACCCCGACGGTCCTCGGTCTGATTCAGGACATGGACACCACCCACAGCCGCGAGGTGCTCGCGCGCTTCGACAGCGTGGTTCAGGTGCCCCAGACCCGTTTCTACACGGCCATTGAACAGCTTTCCGGCCTCAGCGGCGAGTCGGGCGACGAATCCGCCGGCGGATACCGCAAGGCGGATGCCGGCAAGGACATCAACTTCCTCGTCATCCACCGCGACGCGCCCATCCAGTTCACCAAGCATCTGGCTCCCAAAGTCATTCCCCCTGAGGCCAACCCCGCCGCCGACGCCTGGAAGTTCGGCTACCGCATGGTTGGCATCGCCGACGCCTACGAAAACAAGGCCGCCGGCATCTATCTGCACCACAAGGCCTAACAAGGGCTGAAGCCCTTGACCCGCTTCTCGCGCGCTTTGCGCGCGAGGGGGCGCCGCGGCGGGGTGCGGTGGGGTGGAGGGACGCCGCGCGGCGGAAGGCCGCGCGGCTTGCAGCCGCCGGGGGCGGGAAGCGCCCCCGGCTCTGGCGGGGCGTGGGTTGCGCCTGACGGCGCGGGCGCTCGGCGGCTTCGCGCGCCTACGCGCGGGGGGTGGGGGCGCTCGGCGCGATGCGGCTTGCGGCTGCGGGGTGCGGGGTGCGGCGGGGCGGTGGTTCGCAGTCGGTGAGGGTTGCGCCTGACGGCGCGGGCGCTCGGCGCGATGCGCCTACGCGCGGGGTGAGGGAGCGCTCGCCGCGTTGCGGCTTGCGGCTGCGGTGGTTCGCAGTCGGTGAGTGTTGCGCCTGACGGCGCGGGCGCTCGGCGGCTTCGCGCGCCTACGCGCGTGGGGGTGGGGACGCTCGGCGCGTTGCGGCTTGCGCTTGCGGTGGTTCGCAGTCGATGAGGGTTGCGCCTGACGGCGCGGGCGCTCGGCGCGATGCGCCTACGCGCGGGGTGAGGGGGGGGGGGGCGCGGGGC